TAATGCTTTTTGAAGTGCCAGGGGATTGCCGTAAAATTTGCTTTCATAATAATCCCTTAGTAAATCATCCAATACACTTTGCGGCGCACCGTTTTTCCTTGCATCTGAATATTTAATAAAAATTTCATCCGGGCTCTCCATTATGTAACGGTCGCCATATTTGACCGAAACGCCTTTGTACGCTGATCCGTAAATAAGCCCGGCACATAAATCAATCACAAATGTTTCAATACTTTCAGCCCAATCGGAAAAACCGTAAAGGCGCTGTATTTTACCGTTGGATTCGTCAAGTACCTGCGTTGCTGATTTCTCCTCAACTTTTACCTGCGCTTTTGAAACTGGCGAATAACCCCATAATGTTTCAAACATTTGAGTGTAAAGTCGGTCTAAATCGTTTGTTGAAAGTAGCCATGCCTCGGTTGATGGCGTAGTGTAACCGTCAAAAGCTGCTGGAAAACTTATCTTTCCATCCGTTGTATCGGGCATAGGAACGATGATCTCGTCCCGAACGCTGGATCTTTTCTGAAACTTTGTACCAATACAATCAGGACAGGTATTCCCATTTAAAACGCCGTTACCCTGGCATGTTGGGCAAACAGATTGCATACGCCAATGTTTTGGGAACATATGAAGATTCTTCCAAATTTCAAAAACGCTATTTTGTGTGAGGATTGAGTTCGCAAGTTCAACAACATCGCTATCAGGGCTCAATAAAAGGTCTGAGTTGAATTGATAAATATCTGAAACGATAATGCCTGGACAAACCATAAAAGGATTAGGCAAATTTAGTTCTGGTATTTCTGTTACTGCTTTGCCGTCCCATTCCACGATCTTATCACTCACGGCGTCAACAATACGAAAATACTTTGTCGTTGCAGGCATAGACTTCATGCGCTCTAAAATTGCACTTGAATTTCCAGATTGTAGCCCAAATGTTTTTGCTTCCTTTTGCGTTAAGTTGAAGATTACCAAATTCAATTCACGCCCATTAGCCTCGTAATAAAAAATATCTTTGGTTGATTTGTAGGTCGGGTAAGGGACCCCGTTTTTGTCAACTTCAATAAAGATTAATCCATTTGGGTCAATCTGGTAAGCGGGCAACGCAACCTGTTGTACCCACTTACGAAGGCTCATTGATTTTCGAATCTTCCCTAAAAAAACATTGAACGCTTTTTGTTTTGATTCAGGAAGATTAACGCTAAGTGATCCACCGGATGCGGAAAATACTTTGTCAATAGGCCTGTGAAGTCTTGTAAAAATGTCACGGTTTGATCTTGAATATTTTTGACGAAGGTTTTTCTTTTGTTCCGTCTCAAATTCGTCCATGGTTTCAATAGCGGATTTCATCCCCAGTCCGGTGATATGTAGGGACAAACGTGCTGACTGATTACGAGCTTCAGTAAGTTGCTGTGCTAAAGGATTGTTTAGGAAAATATCTTCTATTTCCATGTGGATAACAAATATAGATAAAGTGTTTAGCAAATGGCGGCTAAAAATTTTAGTACCCGTACGGCTTAACCTGTTGTTGCGGTTGTTGGCCGTCTGTTGTTATCTGGAATTTCTTTTTGCCGCGTTGGTCATTCACCACATAAATCCAACCATCCTGCAAATGGTCATGGCCTGGTTCCGGGTCATTGGTGTAATTGCCATTTTTATCTTGTGCGTAAACGCGGTTTCTTATTTCGTCCCAAAGATTCGTGCTTTCCCTCACTGCGAATAAATTCATGGATTCCAGCAAGTCAATGCCCTGCTTTACGCCGTCTTTTATACACGGGAAGACATTAAACCCGCTTATTAGTTGTGGGTATAGCTTTTTGTCTTCATCCGATAATTCGTTTGGTGTAAATCCACGTCTTAATTTTTTCCATTCCGCATCTGCATGATCAACAATGATGCGATCCATGGGATTAAATTTCAGGCGGCAATAAAGTTTACCAATTTCAAGCGTTCCCATTGGCAGGTAATTGATTTCACGGCAATAGGAGTTATTCTTATCAAACTTCACACCCACCAGACCTGCGGGTGCGGCGGTTCCAAAATCCTGCCCGTAAAATTCTTTGAAAGGAAGTTGCATGTAATCTGCCAGGCTTATTTCCTTCACTTTTTTCAATACCTGACCTTTGCGACCTGTGCTGGCATAACCTTTAATGGCAGTAAGATAATAATGTGGATTGTATAAATGGCTTCCGGGATCACCATAAGAATTATAACGATCAACAATATGCTGCGGTAAATACGGGTTATCTTCAAATCCCGTGTGAATGCAAACGAATCCGGGTATATCTTTTGGCTTTATTTCAAAATATCCATCATATTCCTTAGAAAGAGCATAAGGAATGTTATCAGGTATCGGGGCCGGGATGTTGGTATAAAAATAACTGTTCAAAAGGAAATGTCCTATGTCAGGAGTATTCATTAAAATAATAACTAAACAACCTTCCTTTCTTAGTGAATCAACAAAAATGTTAAATTTATCTTTGTCTATAAGATCCTCTGCTTCCTCAATTACGGCAATATCAATATTTGATACGCCTTTCATATTAGCTCTTTTCTTATTATCGGAAGCCTTGAACCCTTTTGTAAACACTAATTCAGTATTTGTTTCTTTATCTTTTAAGCCGGTCGTTAATTTATCCGTGTTGGTATTAAAAGGAATTTCATCATACCGTTGTAATATTTCAGAAAGAATAGATTCTTTGATCAGTGAATGTTCATCACGAAGAATGACGCAGCGTTTTTTATTGTTTGCTGCCTGGTAAGCTATGAATTGACTTACACCATAAGTTTTCATCCCTCCACGGCCTCCAATTAATATTACTGTATTTGTTCCGGGAGGTAGTTCCCAAAGGGGAAGTATTGGACCGGCGACAGGGACAGCGCCGGATCGCATTAAATCTAACTGCTCTTGTTCGTTTGCGAATTGGCGAAATAAAATATCATCTATTGGATTTAACTTTACCTGCTGCACGTATTGAATTTAATATTTTATCTACCTGAGAGTCATTGTAGGGCGCTGAATCTATTTTAACCTCGGACTTTTCAGGAGCATTATATCCTAAAACTTTGCAAAGGCTATCTAAAGAAGCCCTTTTATCTGAAATTTTTATTTTACGAACGGTACCTAATACCATTCCACTTTCTGGCTCTCTTTCATCATAACTTTCAAGCCCTGCTATTGCAGCCGCACTGTCATCATCCCATTCACTCGCTTGCTTTAAACCTCCGTCAATTGTCAATATTTTTCTAATATCAAAAAAAGCAAGTTTTGCATATTCGGCAACGATTTTTTCACGGGTAATTTCAGCCTGTTTAGCGGTTTTTTCACGCTCTATATAGATAAATTCTTGAATGTAAGGTTTTGTAAGGTTTTCAAAACCTATTACCTTTGCTGTCTTTTCTGAATATCCAGCACGTATCGCCGCCTGTGTTGCGTTCAAATCAATCAGATATTCATTGCAAAACTTTTCCTGCTTTGGTGTCAGCTTATGCATTCATGATAAATTTTTCATTAACAAATCATCAATAGAAACCTTGTGAGTGGAGGCAATTTTTATAATGCTGTCAATATCGGGCTGGCATCTACCCTCTTCCCACTTGGCGTATCGTTTTTGTTCCAATTCAATAAGTTCAGAGAATTTTGTTTGTGAAAGATTTGAAAGTTTGCGAAGGGCTTTTAAATTAGCAGGTAATAATGCGGCGCACATAAAAAAGGATATTGGTTAGCTAAAATTAATAGTAATTTTTATTCCCGGCGCTTTTTGTTACTAAGAGTAACGGGTATTTGTTTTAAATGCTTCAATACCGAGTACCTGGCAGATCAGGTAAAATTTCTTTAACGATGGCTCAATGCGTCCGGATTCGTAGGCGGCAATAGTCTCCCTTTTAATTCCTGTTTTAATGGATAGCTGCTGCTGGCTCCACCCTTTGGTAATTCTACGGTCCTTTAATCCTTCGGCAAAGGTCATTATTGTAACGTTTTATGTACTTCAATTACTCTTTCTATGTCTTTTATGGTAAAATATTTAGATATATTACTATTACCTATTACCACCCCACGAACTCTACTTTCTAAATCAGAAATTGATGCACTAATTTCTTTAATAGTATTTATTAATATCTTGTAGTCAGGATACTTCACCCAATTTTTCGTTACTTTCACACTTTCGCCACTGGCCAGTTTAATTTCTATTTCTGTGGGCTTTTCTTCCTCATATACAGGTGTAAACCATAGATCAAGTATCCCCAGTCGTTTGGCCTCTTTTATAGTAAGAGGATTATTCGGCCATAAGAAAATACCTTCCTTATCCTCATGAGCTCCAAAATTCAATAAATGCGCTACCTGTCTGGCACTTGCAACTCCGTTTAGCTTATACCCTTTTAATTTCTTTTCTTTAGGAATATAGTTTTGTTTGTAAAATTCTGTTACTGTTACTGAGTGTTTTATCCTGTCAGGTAATTCAGTATTACAAATCCAAAGATCTTTATCTGATTTGGCAACATAATAAAATTTATAATACCCGTCTGGTGGATTCTCCGTAGTAAAAACATCTTTCAATATTTCCCTTAATTGCTCTACTTTACATTCTTTTGTAAGTTCAAGAGCTACAGCTCCATTTTTTAAATCTTCTTTTGTAAAATTCATGGTGTTTATTTTTTATTGTTTTCGTATTCTTCTTTTGTGGCTGGGTAATATCCGTAAGTCGGTCCCCATTGAGTAAGGGAGCACCCTTGCCAATTAAATTCAGGATTAATATACCCAAACTTTTCTTTCATATTCCATTTTAATATTTTAAAATAATCTGTTTTGGAACTGATAGTAAATTTTACATATTCCGGCATATCTTTTTCATCTCTATCCTCCCACCATTGAAGTTTTTTAAAAAGGTGCGGATAGTGAGATATGTGGTGTTTAAATCCAACTTCATCATTCCCAACCCATCCCCAATCACGGTCAAGTATTTCACCAATATGATAATCGCTACCGGGATAATCAGCTATTACCTTGTACCGGGGCTTTAATAAATCTTCTACTGACATGGTTATTTTTATTTTAAGGTTAAAAGATATTTTTTAAACATTTTATAGGGAGCTGCATACTTTTTATTCTCAATAGATTCATTAGGATGAAAATGCTCTTTGATATTTTCATCACACCATTCAATAGCTTCTTGAATTTTATCTGGTTGTTGCTTTTGCCATTTTTCAAAAGTATCTTTCATCGCCTGACCAAAATGACTATTAGTTTTACCTTCCCAATTTTTAATTGCTTCCATAATAACTTTTTCCTCATCTTCTCTTCCTTTTTCATAATTAAATCCAGTAACCTGTTTAAAGTCGTCCACATCTTCACTTTCATTTCCCCTTACTTCATCTAACCATGCGTCGTTATCCCCAACTTTTTGCCAGTTGGCTGTTGATTCAGGGGTAGCGGGGTCTTCACTTACGGGTACTTCTTTTTCGTTTAACAAATAATCAAGCAAGCCAATTCTATCCATAGGACATTCTTTATCTCCATCATACCACTTATCAGAAAAATCAACAGATAAATCTAACGACTTTGCTTTTGCTAATAATATTACGTCAACTATTTGCAACTCCTTTGCTTCCAATTGGGAATAATATGCTGTTAGTTCAACTGAGGATAATTCTTCCTCCATTTCTTTAAGAAAAATCTTAAATACTTCAGATGCGTTGTAATTACCCCCATCTCCCACTTTAAACCAAGCTCCTCCCAATCTTTTTGCCGTACGCCAATATTTTTCATGTGCCCATTCTAAAAACATTACGGCTACTTTTTCATAACTAACTGCGCTCAACAAAGGGTTTTCTTCACTTACATTACTTACTGGTAGTTCATCATTATTTGGAGGATTTGGTAATAGCATCCAATGTGTAATGTTATTCATTTTCCAATATTTTAAATCTTCTTTACACCAAAATCCTGATTCGTAAATAAGATTATCTCCTGTATCCCTAACGGAGGTAATAAGTTGACCCAATTCGGGCAATCTTTCGGAAGGTTTAATCCATACATTACTTTGTTGTTTGAATTGTGAAGCGTATTCTTCCGCTACATCTGAAATTAATTTAACCGTTCCATCTTGAACCATTACTTCCCACTCATTCCAATTTTTTTCAGGATTTACTTTTTTCATATTCTCATAATGGTTACGAAGTATTTCCTCTGCACTTTTTATTTCTGTATTCATGATTGTTTATTTTAATTGTTGAAATTCATTTAAGCTTCTAATGATCCGGTACTCATAGCCGGCTGCTTCGACTGCGGATTGCCATTTCTTTTGCTCAGGTGATTGCTTGCCTTCCTCCGTCTTTACTTCCAGTAACAAGGGCTTTCCTCCTGGCTTTAAATATATGAGGTCGCTTACCCCTGCGACACTCCCCATCGCTTTGAACCGGTTTCCTTCGATTGCATTTCTGGCTTTATTGTTTACGTGAAATAACAGGCCCCGTTCATTAGGGTAGGTGTTCCAATGATGGAGAAAAATATCGGATTGAAGTCGGGATTCTGAGATATTAAGTGCGGCCTCTGAAATTACTTGGTGTGTTTGTACTTCCATATTTTTTTGTTTTTGTGGGTAACTGGGTAACTACTTCATTTTTGTAGTTACCTAATAAAACCCTTTACAGCATTGCATTGGGTAACTGGGTAACTTAGGTAACTACTTTCTTATAATATATGAGATAGTAATATGTTATATTATACATTATTATATTTATTTTATTTTTTTTATTTATAGAATAGTTTAGAGCGTTTTTTCGAAAGTAGTTACCTACTCATAAATAGCTGATAATCAAAATGGTAAATCATTTGTGGGTAACTGCGTGTGGTTACCTATTTCTGTTTTAACAATTACGTACCCGTATCTCTGGTGATTTTTAACCCGCTCATACCTCATTTTTTTTAACTGTGCCCCCAATTTGTTAATGCTCAAATTTCCCCTGGTAAAAGTTTCTAAATGAATTTTTATTTCCGTCGCCGTGTAAAAATCGGTCGGCCCGGCATAGGCAGGAGCCATGTAATATTTTTGTATTAATTCCCCTTCAATAGATACCTTTGAATGCTGCCCGTCAGTGGTATCTTCTAGTAAAATAATATCTTCATCCGCAAGCTCCGGCCTCTCCCCATTTTTAAATGCTGCATAAGCCTCT